AACAAATAGGAAAGTAAAGAAAAAAATAACAAATAATCAAATTAATTTATAAGTGATTGGTTTTATTAAAGAATATTAAAGATTATTAAAGGAATATTAAAGGTTTTTAAGTGTATATACTATATAATGCAAAAAAAGAATAGATAGAGAGAGACACAAAAGAACACTTAAACAATCTTAAAGAACACTAAAAAACCTTAAAGAAACTAAAAAAGTTAGTCTGGGCTAAGTTATTAAAGCAGCGTTAAGATTCTTAAGTGTTTTTAAGATTGTTCGTGCGGTCTAAGGGGGATTTGCGCTTCTACTATTATTATATACCCCCTCAGATTTTTCTGTATTTTTTAGCTTGGTAGGTAGTAGAGGGTAATCAGTCAGTCAGTAACTAAAGTACACCGATATTCAGCCCTCAATAAGCTTACCCTATACTAGATAAGCTAAAGGGGGGCTTAGTCCAGTATGTAACTTTAGAAAATATCTAGTTAATTCAACCATCCTTCATACTGCTTACTACTACCACCTATGTTAAACCCATCCATAAACTTCTGTAGGTGTTCTTCAAGCATCTCATCCTTACGTACTTGTATCTGATTGTCAGCGTCTGATGCCATCTGGTCTACCCAATACTGTACAGCCATAGCTAACACATCAAGTCTATCATCATGAGCCAATGCACCACGTACCTTAGTGATGCGTGTCATCTGATACGTCAACATATACTTAACACCCTTATCAGGTGGCATGTGTTGTACGCTATCATAGTCCTTCTGTATAACCTTAGGGTCTACTATGAGCCTGTGTTGGTTCATTACAGGTTCTAAAGTGTCTATGATACGACTTTCCTTCTGTGTGTTGTGTCTGACTTCTTCTATCGTACATGGATAGGTCTTAAGCATGTATGGCTTGAGCAGTTCAGTAAACATACCATCACCGAAGTTACTCTCAATGAGTACCATATTGACCTGATGTATCTTAGCAAGGTCTGTAAGGTGCTGTAGTGTACTGTCTGAGTAACCGCCTTCTACTCCACCTGCATCCACAACGTACAAGAAACCATTAAGCATCTTAACAACTGCGTATGCTGTCTCGTCAGAGCCTCTACCAGAGGGGTCAATCGCCAGAACAGAGCCTGTATAGTCAGCCCTACCCACAGTATCCTCAGGTGCGTAGAACTTATCACCACTCAAACCTACGTTAGGTAACTCGTTAAGTGGCTTCATGATACCATACACCATCTTCTCAGGTGCTGTACTCTTATCACAAGCGTATATAATCAAGTCTGACAGCTTCAGTGGGTACTTATTCGCATCAGACAGAGAAGTATCCAGCATAAACTGCAAAGCAAAGCCTGAACGTCCGTATGACAACTCCCTTTCTAGCAGGTCTTCGTCATCAAAGCGTTTCTCGTCCGTAGGAAGGCCGTACACTGCGCTGCCTTTGTCCTGTAGTACTTGGTATAGGGAAGGAGCAAGACGCCCACCATACGCCTTCTCAGAGCGTTCTATGGTAGGATAACGTGCAGGCCACACCCTCATTTCATAACCACGAGAAAGTAGTACGTTATACAAACTCATTTCATTCTGTGGTGTACCTAGATAGATAATCTTACCATCAGGCTTAAGAACAGCGTCAAATTCCTTAACAGTTTCCCCAAGCTTCTCTCGCATCATGTGTGTCATAGAGTTGTTGGGTACTTCAACGTCATCAGCAATGATAACATCAGCACGTGAGCCAGTCAACTGACCAGTCACACCCACAGACTTAACTGAGGGGCTACCAGATGCTTTAGCTGGTGCTACGTCAAAGGCAATCTTAGACCACCTCTGACCATCCTTTGCAACTAAGTGCTGACATATAGGAAGTTCAGTGATGATACGCTGCGTAAACGTAGAGAAGTCATCAGCACGTGCTTTAGACGCTGACACAACCATAAACTTAAGCTGTGGGTCTAGCAATAGCTGGTGTACTACATATGCAGCAGTGATGTAGGATTTACCCACACCACGAAATGCCTCAATAATACAACGCTTGGGACTATCCTGTAGATAGTTAGCTATATCGTACTGCACTGGTGTTGGTTCAGGTAAACCTAGATACTGCCATACTAGGTATGTAAAGTTCCTAAAGTCTTTTAGAGCCTCAGGAACTGCGTTTTGTTGTTGCATGGTGGGTATGTACCTCTCACATCTAAGAACCTTACTCAGAGGCTCTTAAAACGCCATTAATCGTCATAAACGATGTCTATTAAGTGGTCATGTGCATCATCTGCTTTAGCCCACACTGCATTAATAGGTGCTACACCAAACTGAAACTGTGTATCTTTAATCTTGTGACCACTGACTGCACCTTCAATGTGAAAGCCAACTGTAGGTGCTGTAGTATTAGTACCAAATCCTACCTCAATAGTGTGAGCATCGTGGTCATTCTGTATCATAAGGTAAGTACGTTGTACATTCTGGTCAAGTATCTTAGTCCAGTTACCACCAGTCAGTGTCTTCTGTTCGTGCTTTAGGGTAGCGTTAAAACCTTCTCTCATTGTACACTCTCCGCTACATCAAATGGTAACTCATTCAGTAAGTTAGCCATAGGATTAGACTCAGTAATTACATCAAGAGATGCTCCGTTGTCCTTGAGAAACTTGACAGCTACTGACAACTCAGACGCTGTAGCCTCACCGCTACGTACACGTAATAGTAACTCTTGGGTCACTGCATCATGCAATCCGTCTATTAGTTCTTTTTTGCTCATTGCCACTCTCCTGTGCGGATTTGTTCAGTAACGTCAATAGCCCTCTGACCTACTTGCTTTGCCCACTTACTGTTCAGAAACTCGTCTGCTGCCATATCGTACTTTCCGTCCTTTAGCAGAGCCATTGCGTTTGTGAACTTTGAGACTGTTCCTATTCCTACGTTGAAGGTGAAGTTGATAAGGGCTGCGAAACGTACCTCGTCTAGTTCCTTCGTCCACGTGAACCGCCTCGTCAGTTGGAAGATGGCCTCGTGTATATCGTTTGTCAGAAGCATCTCTGCTTCTTTCTCTGTTATACCGATGTCGTCCAAATTTCTTCCAATTCCTATAGTACATTTACCAACCGTATCAAAGTAAGGTTTAAGTTTGACACCTTCGTGTCTCTTCAACTGCTCTATTAACTTTGTCATGCTTTCTTCTTGTATTTACTAGTGTTTTTCTTTTTAGGAAACCCAGCTTTCATATTAGCATATGCTTTGTCAGAGATTGTTGATTTACTTTTAGGGCGGCTTGTGCCAGCCTTTTTACGTTTGTTAATGTTTTCGTATAGGCTCATTTTGAATTTATCCTATGTACTATGTTAATTGCTGTGTTAATCCACACACCTATAAGAACAAGTATGTGGATAATCATTTCTATGTATGTTAGTTCCAATTATTTCTTTCCAAACATCTTAGTTGCACCTTTGATGCCAAAGGAAGCAGAAACAATTACACCAAGAGTATATTTGTACCAATCAGGTGTGAGTGCCAACGCCTCAAAACCCCTCTCCACATAATCAACAGTGAAAGGTAAGAAGCATAGTAGAAGTGGGATTGAAAACAAGATGGTAAGATACTCGTCTTTCCAGCTGCCGCTTGAATTTTTTTGTGCCGCAATATCCCAATCAATCTCACCTGCAATCTGCTTCTCCATGATAGTTGTTTCAGCCTGTATTTGTACAAGCTTTTGTTTTGCTTTAGCTTTCTTAGTTTCTACAAAGCCAGAGATAGCATCGCCAGCTATACCCATGATGCCTTGTACTAGTAAGTTCATCATGTTGGTTCTCCAATGATTTGTCTTTCCATGTTACAAGCCTCTTAAATAAATTACCCACCACATAAGTAGACCACAGGCAGCTATAACGCAAGCAATAGTTAAGGATAACGCTGTTACCTCTACTATTTTCTTAATACGCTTACGTTCAGCTTCCTGTGCTGCTAGTCTATCTTTTCTTGCATTAGCTTGAAACTTCTGCCAGTCAGACCATAGGTTTGGTCTTCCTGCATAAATCATCCACTGTTTCAGTTCTTCTTCTTGTTGCTTAAGTTTTTCAAGGTGGAGAAATTCCTCAAGGTCAGTGTTACCCTTCCTCTTCTTTCTCTCACCTTTCTTACGTAAATCTTCAGTAGCGTTTACGTAATCGCTTACTTTATGTGCAACGTCAGCCAGTTCACGTCCATTCTGAATAGCCGTTTTAATTACTGCAAATGCAGCATTGGCTGCGGCTATCTCAGCTAACATTACTTTTCCCTGTCTTTAACCATGTAATAAAGTCTTACAAGACCTATCACAGAACCAATGACAGCAAACATAATACCAGCTAACAGGTTTACTTCTTGCAACCATACAGGTGCTGATACTGCACTAGCTACTATTGCTGTATCTATTGTGTTGTTATCCATCAGTCTGCATCCGCTATGGTATTGCCTTCAGCTACCCATTCTAGGATGGCGGCATAGTGGCGGTTAGCAGTGTCAAGGGGTACGAACATCTCCTGACCGTCAATAATGGCTTTGATAATAGCGTTGTCACTGTCTGTATATTGTGCTGATGTAACTGTCATATTATCCATTTCTATAACTCCGCATCTACTGATATTGCAGGGTCGGCAGTATTATTTGTGGTTAAATAAGTAGCTTGCCCAGCAGTTAAACCAGTCGCAGTAAATTCTATCATTGCAGAATGTTCTCGTGTTCTTACGACTGAGGTGCTAGTAACCGATTTTGCACTGCCTGATCCATTAACAACAGCAAAATGACTTGCCGCAGAAATTGATACTGTTGGTTGAGACCGTAGCGATTTTTCCCAACCACAAGATATTTTAGCTACAGTTGAACTTCTGCTTAAACCTGTGTACGGAAAAGCATTGTAAGATGAAACAGAACCCAATGATTCAATCTTCTGAAAGTACCTCTGACACTTAGCTAGATTTTCAGCATAGCTTTCGTGCTGGAATGGCGTGGCGGAACCAACTTCCAGCTTTACGCCTGTTATGTACCATTCGTTACCTACAGTGTCAGATAGATTTACTTGTGAACTGTGAACCCTATCTGCGTTATCGTCTGCTTGCCACGTTGTAGCAAGAGTGCCTGAAGTAAAATTAGAACCAGCACCTAAATACCATCCAATATCTAAACTTCTACCGTTGTCATTAGTAAATGCGTAAGTATCTTCGCCATCAAATATAATAGACTTATATTCCCATGTATCTGCTGTATCTATGCTATAAGACTTTGAGGTAATACGATTGCTGTTATCTTTATCAATAAGACCCACAGTATATGTGCCAGTTTTATCTGAACGTACCCAGAAAGATAAAGCCATTTTTTGATGGTTTGCAGTGCCTTTCTTAAAAATTTGAAGGTCTTGCCCTTCTAGCCTAGTTCTTACTTCTAAAGCATCCGCTGATGCTAGTGTTGTATCCGCTGTTGTACATTCCAGCTTTAAGCTGTAGCCAAATCCATCTGGTGCTTCTGTAGACTGAGACATAGTGTATTGACAGGTAGGTGCGCCAGTTTCATCAAATCTGAACCTATCTACTGTGTGGTAGCCACTATTACCATTACCCAAACTTGTTGCTGACGTTCCTCTCTGTGCCACAGCCATATCTCCGTTGATTATCAACGACTGCCCTGCCACAGTACCAGCATCTGCCGCACCAGCTAGGTCTGCTAAGTCTCTTGCTCTAGTCATTATGCGTTCTCCAGTGCTGTTACTTTAGCTTCCAGTGTCTCAATCTTAGCAATGGCTTCCTGCAATGCACCTGTCAGCAGAGGCACTAGCTTGCTCTGGTCAATGCCCTGATAGACAGGGTTGCCCTCATCGTCCACTTCATTGTGTGTGCCTGATATTGCCTCTGGTACAACAGTCTGCACCTCATGTGCCATAAAGCCATCTACTGTGGTATCAGCATCTGCAATAAAGTTAAACCGCTTTGGCTGTAGTTGTTTGACACGAGCAATAGCACCTGTCATGTCTACATCGTTTTCTTTTAGGCGGTAGTCAGATGATGTGTTGTAGGAAGTTGATGATGTTGTTCCACTAATGCTACCAACAGCACTGCCGTTAGACGAAAACTGCACAAATCTTGCGTCAGAAGCTATGTTTAATCTATTTATATAAAAATTAGCCCAGTTTTCAGTGGCATCTGATGATATTTGAATAGCTGTGCCAGTTCCTGCTGACCTTTGGCCTGAGCCTTGCAGAGTAATGCCAGTATCACTTGTTGTTGAGAATAGTGAATCATTGGTAGTGCCTTGAAAGTACATGCCACCTGCTGAAATCCTAATACGCTCGGTTGTGCCACCTGTAGCAAATTGGATAATATCTTGTGACTGAATACCAATATCGTTACTGCCGCCACCTGCAACAATTTTAGAGGCAATACCGACACCGCCTGTGTAAGCATCAGCGTCAGAAATAAAAGCACTTGCGCCTTTAACATCTAATCTTAGAGCGGGCGATGTAGTACCAACACCTACACGATTATTCGTGCTGTCAACATACAACGTGTCTGTGTCTACAGTCAGGTCGCCAGTAAGTGTGGATGCACCAGTAACAGACAGTGTGCCACCCATGTTCACATTACCTGAAAACGTACCACCGTTTGATGCACTCACAGTATCAGCCACAGTAAAGATGTCGTACACAGTCACAGTCACAACATCGTTTGCCGCTAGTGCAGATAGCCCAGCAATCGTGTTAGCAGTGCTAGTGTTGTAATCAGTTCCTGCCACCAACTCAATGCCGTTTAGCAGAACATCTACATAAGCACCATCGCTGTAGGATAGTGTCAAGCCGTTATCATCTGCGCCAGACAAGCTGGTTTCACCGCCTGTTGCAGTGAAGTAATAGCGTTGTCTAACGCCTGTCCCTGTCGGGGATTTACCTATATATGCCATTGTTTATCCTGCTATCTCTGTGACTGTTATCAGCGATATGCCTCTTTCGTTATTCGTTTGGTCAGTATCATTTACTGTTCTGTTCAAATACCAAGTGTATCCATCGCGTTGGTTTACACCCACCTTATAAGTAATTTGTGAAGTAGAGGATGGAGAATCAAAATAAGAATAGTAAGCATGTTCTGGAGTACTAGCCCCTTCACCTACATCATATGAAATACTAGTACCCATATGAATACCTACATTTCTATTACTGGCAGAGGCGTGTGACAATTTTGTTGTGTCTCTGTAGAAAAACCAAACACCATCTGTTGCCCCATCTTGATTGCCCCACTCACCATTAACCATAGCTTCAATCTTAATAATGCTAGAGGTTGATATAGGTGTGATGTTTACAGTCAAGTCAGTCAATGCTGTATCAGTGTTTGCTGACAACGATATAGTGTTAGTGCTGGTAAACATAGTTCTTTGCACCTGAATGACACCGCCAGATGGTATGCCAGACGCAGACACCATATTGTTTGTAATCTTAGATAGTGCCATTATGACCACTCCTCTGTAGGTGCATCAGGCCAAGTGGGGTTGGCTGGTGTTGTCTGTCTAATGGTGCGGATGCTTGCCCGATAGGTAGCAAACAAAGCTACACACGCATCTGTCAGACCGCTATCTGGTAGCTGTGTCCAGTCTGTTGCTTCTAACAAGAA